GCAAGTTCACCATGCACCATCCTGAAAAGTATGTGGGGACCAAAGTTCCCACATACAGAAGCAGTTGGGAATGGACATTTATGAATTTTTGCGACAACAACAAAAGTGTACAAAAATGGGCCAGTGAAGCTGTACAGATTCCTTACAGAGATCCATTGACCAACAGGCAAACTGTATATGTGCCAGATTTTTTCATACAATATCTAGATAAAAATAACAAACTGATTGTGGAACTTATTGAGATAAAGCCCGCGAGTCAGACCATTCTTGAGCGTGTGGGCAAGAACAAATACAATCAAATGCAATTTATTAAGAATCAAGCCAAGTGGGCCGCGGCCACACTTTGGTGCCGGCAACAGGGCATAAAATTCAGAATTCTTAACGAAAATGATATATTCAGCCAAGTCTAAGCATAAGTAGTATTATGACAAAGAAACTTGAAGAAATTTTAAATTTACCTGAAAGCAAGAAAATTGTTAAGCAGGAAGAAAAAGAACAACGCAAAGCTGAAATAGCACAGCCGTTTATTCGCAACATCAGCGAGTACGATAAAATAGCGCAGGCCCTGCCACAAGTAAAGGGTTTAGGCGATATAGCTGACGGAGAGCTAGACGACCTAGCCAAAAAAGCCACAGATGCATACGATGATATTATGGATCTAGGTATGAATGTGGAAGCAAGATACAGTGCTAGAATGTTTGAAGTTGCGGCCAGTATGTTGGGACATGCCATCAGTGCTAAAAGTGCAAAGTTAGATAAAAAGTTAAAAATGATTGATCTCCAGCTGAAAAAACATAAAATTGACCAGGACTCATCACCCGAAGAGCAAGGCATAAACATTCAAGGCGACGGTGTTATTATTGCAGATCGCAATAGTCTCATAGAGCAATTGAAGAAAATGAAATAAATACAATACTGGGATCACACTATGAAATCATTTAAAGAATACCTAACAGAAAGCAAACGAGTTTACGAATTTAAGGTAAAAATTGCCGGAGATTGTCCCAAGGACTGTCATTCGCAGATTAAAACTGCGCTATCACAATTCCATGTGGAATCGTGTAGTACAGGCAAACGTACACCAATTCAAGAAACACACACTGACTTTCCTGATCATAAAAATATCAACGTGACACTGTTTGATGTTTGCACAAGTTATCCGGCCACTAGCCAGCAAGTGCGCGATAAAATTGCAGAATGTCTAAAAATGCCACACAGCGCAATTAGAGTTAAAAATATCCGCGAAGCTGGCGAAGACGAAATCAATCATCAACACGATAATAAAACTGGTAAGAGTGTTCTACAAGCAGACTACGAAGCAAGCAACAATCAGAAAATGGTTGGTACTGAACATTCTATGAGCTTGTTAAAAGAATTAAGTAAAACTAAAAAAACTGGACATCAGTATACTGGAGCAAACGATGCTATACTTGCAAAAAGCGTTCCATCTGAAAAGACCAATGCTAAAGAATCCAAACAGAATAATACAAGTCCTGTGGGAAGCAAACAACTAAAACGTACTACCGGAGGACGATAAAATGAATTTTGAAGAACTAATGAAAAAGATGAAAGCAATCGACGAAGGTCAGGTAGCTGAAGAATGTGGAGCAATGCCAATTGGAATTGGCGGTCCGATGGGACAACAAGACAATGTTACTATGAATGTCAGCATGAATGGCAGCGGCGCTGGCGGCATACGTGACTTGATGTCTATTCTTAAGAATATTGAAAACGGTGAGCATGATCACGGTGATGTTCTTGTTGGTGAGCCAAGCGAACAAGAACCAATCATGGGTGCCATAGTACAATCCATGGGTCATGAACATGACATGGGTGAAGAATACGAAAACAGTGTCGATGGCGGAAGCAAACCAGAAGTGTACGGCATTGATGCAGTTACGCAAACTGGTGATGACATGCACAGCAAAGGTCTCGAAGCACCTCCAGTGAACGGTGGCGGCAACCCAATGCAAGAAGCATTAGTTTCACGTCTAGCACAAATGTACGACGAAATTAAAGAAGCCAAAGAAGATAAATTCAACCCGCTAAAACACGTTAAGAATCCTACCAAAGGTGAGAAAGATGCTGCCAAAGATGTTAAACGTGGAAGCTATGCAGACCGTGCGGCAATGTTGAAATCAGCAGAAGCAGATGGCAGATTGAAAGACTAATTCGTCGCAGTTAGCACACTGTTTAACCGTGCCAAATAGACTCTTCGGAGTCTATTTTTTTGATTAAATAAACATATGGCAAAATCACTAGACGGCGTCTTAACCAAAAAGGCGCATACCAAAGAAAGGTTTACAGAAGAACAAGTACAAGACTTGTTGCTGTGCGCTGACCCTAACGTGGGCTACTTGCATTTTGCAAAAAAGTTTTTCCACATTCAGCATCCTGTAAAGGGTAAGCTATTATTTGAACCTTTCGAGTACCAAGAAAGATTATTATCCAGCTATCACAATCATCGTTTTAACATCAACATGTTACCACGTCAAAGCGGCAAGACCACGTGTGCAAGTAGTTATTTGCTGTGGTATGCAATGTTTCACCCAGATCAAACTATCTTAGTTGCCGCACACAAATACACAGGCTCGCAGGAAATTATGCAACGTATCCGTTATGGATACGAGTTATGTGACGACAGCATACGCTGTGGAGTTGTAAGTTATAACAAAGGGAGTATAGACTTTGACAACGGATCGAGAATTGTATCAGCTACTACTACTGGCAATACCGGTCGTGGTATGTCCATATCCTTACTATATTGCGATGAGTTTGCTTTCGTACAACCTAACATTGCTACGGAGTTTTGGACTTCGATATCGCCAACACTAGCAACTGGTGGTAAGGCAATTATCACAAGTACTCCAAACAGTGACGAAGATGAATTTGCTATTATTTGGAAAGAAAGCCAAAATAAATTTGACGAATATGGTAACGAAAAAGATGACGGTACTGGCCTAAATGGATTTTTTGGATTCCGTGCTGAATGGCATGAGCACCCGGATCGAGATGACGAATGGAAACAAGTAGAATTAGGACGTATTGGTGAAGAACGTTTCCGTCGTGAATATGGTTGCGAATTTTTAGTATATGACGAAACTCTCATCAACAGTTTAAAACTTGCAGAGCTTGTGGGTAAAGAACCTGTGTTAAAAATGGGCCAAGTGCGTTGGTACAAGCAACCGACAGCCGGCAACGTGTATCTAGCGGCATTGGATCCCAGTTTAGGCACAGGCGGAGACTATGGAGCAATTGAAGTGTTTGAGCTTCCCAGTATGACACAAGTGGCAGAATGGCATCATAATATTACACCTATTCAAGGCCAAGTTAAAATATTTAGAGATATATTAAAGTACATACAGGACAACATTGGAGGCCCTGAAAGCTTCAACAGCATCTACTGGAGTGTGGAAAATAACACTGTGGGAGAAAGTGCCCTGGTTGTGATTGACAATTTAGGAGAGGAAACATTTCCAGGATTGTTCCTAAGCGAACCCTTGCGCAAGGGCCATGTTAAGAAATTCCGTAAGGGATTTAATACAACATTTGGAAACAAAATTGCCACTTGTGCCAAGGTAAAATATCTAATTGAAGAAGAAAAGATGAAGTTAAACAGTCGTCCTTTAATCAGCGAACTCAAAACTTACATTGCCGCAGGCACCAGTTTTAAAGCCAAGGTAGGCGAACACGACGATTTGGTAGCGGCACTGCTATTGATAGTGCGCATGAGCCAGTTACTTTCAGAATGGGATCCAGCTGTGTTTGAACAGCTGAGAGTATCCAGCGATTGGGACGAAGATCCTGATTGGGAACCGCCACTGCCAATATTCATATCAACGGGTATGTGATAAATATAAGATGAACACGAACTTAGATAAAATTGCACTAGACTTGTATGGAAAGATACAAACACGGTTTCCTGACATCAAAATTGGGGACGAGAACGCTGAAGTTTTAAGCAAAAAAAGCGATATTCCCAACGCACGATTCTTTGAATTTGAATACGAAGAACACGGTGAATTGTTAGGAACGGTTGCTGTTACACTAGACGAAGATGACGGTATTGTTGTGCAAATCAGCGGAAACCTAGCTGACAGTAACCATCACGGTGCTTTTAAATTTATTAGAAGTTTTAGACAATTTGCTA